ATTGCAATGCAAACTTGCGATGTTGCAGTACGTCACGCTGTATCATTCTGCCTCGGAAACGACGGCGGTAGCTAACGGGATTAGGCGGGGATTCGTCCCCGCCGCATCTTGGTGATCTATGAAATATGAAGTATTGAAAAGCTGCATCATCAATAAATCTCCATCTAAAGCGGGATCTATTGTTGATGTAACTGGCGATGAAGAAAGAACGTTATTGGCTCTTGGCCGTATCGCACCTTACTCTGAGCCTATGGTTGAGAACAGATCCGTGGGTTTAGAAGATTCAGAAGAAAAGCCTAAGCGCCGTGGGCGTCCTAAGAAGGCTGACTAATGCCTGTAGAAACCCCAGAAGATAGGTTGATTATGCTGTCTGATTTTGGCGTTGATGCAACCTATACGCCTGACGGTGGATCATCTTCAGTTATTAAAGCAATCTTCTTGAATGAGTATTATTCTGTTGATGCAGGTACGGTTGGGATGGAAATGACCCAGCCTATAGCTGTAATTAGAACGGCAGATGCCCCAAGTCTAGCCCATAACGATACTTTTGTTATTGAAACAATAACTTACAAGGCGGTCAATGTTCGTCCTGATGGGACAGGTATGACTGAGGTGGCATTAGAACAACAATGAGCCACGTAAGACAGCAAATCAGAGAACAAGTAGCGACTACAGTTACGGGATTGAGCACGACTGGATCTAACGTATTTCAGTCTAGGGTTTATCCGTTACAAGACGCAAACCTTCCAGCCCTTTTAGTATACTCAATCAGCGAAGATTCAAATGCTGATGTAATGGGTTCTACATTGGTAGCCCAAAGAGATCTAAATATCGTTATTGAAGGTTATGTCAAAGCTACTACTGATTTTGACGATACTGTGGACACCATTTGCGCTCAAGTAGAGGCGGCGATGGGCGCAGATAGAACATTGAATAATCTGGCAAAATTCAGTCAGTTAGTAAGCACAGAGATTAATTATAACGGCGAAGGTGAAAGCCCCGTAGGTGTTGTTACGCTAACTTATGCGGTACAATATAGGACAGCCGTCAATAATGCGGAGTCTAGCCTATGAAGGAATTAGTAAGCCCAGATGGGAAAGTTACGTTGTGGCCTCATCCATCAAAAGTTGAGTATTACCTAGAACGTGGCTGGACAGAACCGAAGCCAAAAAAGGCTTCAAAGAAAAAAGAAGTTGTTGAAGAAGTAACTGAAGAAGTTATTGAGAAGGAGTCTGAATAATGGCTACTCATATAGGCCGTGATGGAATCATCAAAGTAGGCGGCACATCAACTAAAAATGATGGAACCGTATTAGGCGAATTGCGATCATTTTCTATTGAAGAAACTGCGGACACTGTTGAATACTCTGCGATGGGTTCAACTGCTAGAGTATTCTTGCCAACTCTGACATCTTTTACTGGCTCTGCTGACGCATACTGGGACGAAACCGATGGCGGTCAAACTGCCTTGGCTATTGGGTCACAGATTACTATCAAGTTTTTCCCAGAAGGTGATGCGGTCGCAGATGCTGGGCCTCCAGCGGTTGCTGCTGATACGATGTATGAAGGCAATGCAATAGTGACAGGTATTACCAGGAATGCTAGTTTTGATGGAATGGTTGAAGCATCAATTACGTTTCAAGGTAGCGGTGCGCTGACAGCTTATGATTCAGTAGCGCCATAATAAGGAGTTGAAATGGCTGTTCATATTGGAAGAGATGGCGTAGTCAAGGTAGATGGAACCACTGTCGCAGAAGTTAGATCATTTTCATTGGAACAAACCGCAGATACGGTTGAAGACACAAAAATGACGGCGACTGATCGGACATTCAAAACGACATTGAAATCATTTACTGGTTCTGCTGATGTCTATTGGGACGAAACTGATGCTGGTCAAACGGCTTTGGCAGTTGGCGAAAGTGTAACTATTGGCTTATACCCAGAAGGGGATGCTGGTGGCGATACTTATTACACTGGTACGGCTTTGGTAACTGGTGTTAGTCGTTCAGCATCGTTTGACGGCATGGTTGAAGCATCAATTACCTTCCAGGGCAGCGGCCCATTAAGTAGCACGACAGTATAATGAACATTCTTGATAAAGCTAAAGCACATTACCAAGAAGTCCTTAGCGCAGATCCGAAGCCAATAGAGATTCCTGAATGGGGTGGGACGTATTATGTGCGTCCCCAGATTTCCGTTAAGAACAAAATGGAAATCCAGGCAAAGCTCACTGGAAACCAGATGGATGAAGGGTTGGCTTTAACGCTTATTTATTATTTGATAGATAGCAACAATGAGCCATGCTTCAAAAAGGCTGAAAAGGTTGAGATTGTCAGATCAGTGGATCCTGATGTTCTAATTAGGGTTGCTGGTGAAATCGCAGATATGCAGCCTAAAGCGGAAGACATAGCGGGAAACTGAGAAACGATCAGGCTCTATTCTTCTGCTACCAGTTAGCGGAACATCTGCATAAAACTGTGGATGAAATTATGGAAATGAGTTTGGTCGAATTCCAAGGTTGGACATCATATTTTGAGATAAAAGATGGCAACAAATCCCGTTAGAATTCCAATATCAGCAGAAGACAGGTTTACCAAAACTTTTGGTAGAGCTAATAAAGGTCTTTTATCTTTAGGTAATGCAGCAGCCCACACAGCAGCTAAAGTTGCGAAGATTGGGATAGCATTTGCTACCGCAGGCGTAGCAGCCGCCGCAGCCCTAACTAAAGCATCGATGACGAGTATTGATGCTCTTGCCAAAACATCAGACAGATTAGGCATAGCCACAGAACAACTTGCAGGTTTGCAACACGCAGCCGCATTAGCTGGCGTCGAAAACAGAACCCTAGAGAAATCTCTACAGAACCTAGCCGTTGGCGTGTCTGATGCTGCCGATGGAACTGGCGTTGCTAAAGATGCGCTTCTTGAATTAGGTCTGAATGCTGCAATCCTAGAGAAGATGCCGCTAGACAAGCAGATGCTGGCAGTAGCAGATGCAATGAAAAATGTAGAGACCCAGACCGATCGGGTAAGGATTGCTACTGATTTGTTTGGGGCTAGAGGCGTTGCCGTATTGAACATGATCGGCGGCGGTTCTGAAAATCTTCAGACTATGGCCGCTGAAGCTGAACATCTAGGGATAGCTATCTCCAGGGTTGATGCGGCACAGATTGAGATGGCTAATGATGCTGTCACTAGGGCAGCAGGCGTGTTTACGGGTTTAGGCAATCAACTCGCCACATCATTTAGTCCGTTAATCAAAGTAGTCGCTGATGACTTTAGGCAAGCTGCATTAGACAACGAGGACTTTGGTACGATTGGTCAACGAGTCGTTCAAGTTCTTCTTAATGCTTACGGAAAGCTCGCTGATGGACTATTTATCATCCGATTAGGCTTTAAAGACCTATCTGTCAAATTGCTAGAAGTCACTAAGATGATTTTGGAGGAAGTAGATCCAGCCTTCACGTATTTAGCCGAAAAATATAACAAGATGGCTAGTGTCTTTGGAATGGATCTTATCGATACTGGTGCTGTCGAGCAAATGGTTGCCAACATGGATGGCGCTATTGCATTGGGTATGCAACAAGCTGCTGAGATGTTGAATCAGCCATTGCCAAGCGAAGGGATTAATGCAGCGTTTGAAGAAATTATTGCAGGGACCAGACGGGTTGCAGAAACGATAGCGAATGAAGCCCCTGGCAAAGCTATCACTGACGCCATGACTGAAGGGCTAGATGAAGCCGTTAAGAAGCTCAGTTTCTTTGAAGAACAAGCCATTAAAGGCGAGAAGAAGCGAAAAGAGTTTATGATGATGTCGGCTACGGCTCAAACCAGCCATGTTCTTGGCGAACTTAGCAATCAATTTTCAGGCATAGCTCAGAATAATAAAAAGCTCTTCCAACTGAATAAAGCTTTCCAGATTGCTCAAGCAATCATGCAAACATACCAGGGCGCTACCCTGGCGATGAGTTCATACCCGCCACCATTAAACTTTGCAATGGCAGCAGCAACAGTAGCCGCTGGATTAGGGCAAGTAGCGCAGATTAAGGCTCAGTCATTCGACGGCGGTGGTTTCACTGGTGTTGGTTCCCGTTCTGGCGGCATGGATGGAAAAGGTGGATTCCCTGCAATACTTCATCCGAATGAGACTGTTGTTGATCACACCAAGGGCCAAGGCCAAGGAATTACTATAATTAACAACGTAGACGCTCGTGGCTCAGGGCCAGAAGTAGATATCAAGATCCAGCAAGCCATGCAGGTAACGTCACAACAGACTATCGCTACGATTCAGGATCTTATGCGTAGAAGGCGGTTCGCATGACAACTTATAACTTCGCCACAGAGGTAGGTGTAACTCCGACTACGCAGACTTGGGAACTGGTAACGAATACTAAGATGTTCCAGTCTCCGCTGACCAATGCTGTTCAAACGCAGACTAGAAAAGGTTCTTACTGGAAGACCACTGCGACGTTTAACAATCTACAAGGCGCTGATAGGGCCAAGATGCAAGCATTCCTGGCTAAGTTAGATGGACAAGTCCATAGGATGTATTTCACCGACTACGGTTATAACCGATCAGGTAATGCGCCTAGCGGGGATTCTGTTACAAGTTTAACCGCAGGATCTTTGGTTATTGGCATAACTTATAAAATCACTTTCGTTGGGACAACAGATTTCACGGCTATTGGTGCATCATCAAATACTGTAGGAGTTGTTTTTCAAGCTACAGGCGCAGGAACAGGAACAGGAACAGTTGTCACTGTCGGTATTCAGGTTAAAGGCGCAAGCCAGACTGGTTCTAGTTTAATCGCAGACGGTGCTGATTTGACTAACACGGACTACTTTAAGGCTGGTGACTACATAGCGTTTAACAACGAGTTCCACATTGTCACGGCTGATTGCTCTACTGATGGACTAGGTGAAATCACGATTCCTATAGCTCCTCCACTTAGGAAGTCGCCTGATGACAACGATCCTATTAACTTCGTCACGCCTCTAGCAGTGATGATCGTTATGTCTACTGCTTCATGGGATACAAGGCCAGGACGAGTATCTAACTTTACAATAGAAGCTATTGAGGATGTCTTGGCATGACAAGGGGCTTTTCTTCAGCGGTTAATACAGCGCTTCAGGCCCAGAATGTTAATCTGGTCATGTTCGCCAAACTGGAGTTTCCGTCTGGGACGCTTTATGTCCATAATGGCCTTGGGACTTATTCTTGGGGATCAGTTACTGCTGGATCTTTTGAAATAGATGTCCAATACACTATTGAAGCAGTAGGAACGACTGACTTCACTTTAATTGGAGCTAGTTCAAATACCGTAGGTGTCACATTTCAAGCGACAGGTGCAGGCACTGGAACTGGTACGGCAACTTCAAATTGGCTAGGCGTCGGAGACTTAGGTTCTATCTCAAGGGTAGAAGAAGGGACGGACGTTAGCCCCTATGCGATTACTCTTACGTTATCAGGATTAGATGCCACGATGTCAGGCGCGGCGCTGACTGAAGATTACTTCATGCGTCCTGTTACAGTTTATCTTGGCGTCTTAGATTCTGATGATGTTTTGATCGATACGCCTACCCAGATATGGGAAGGGCTGATGGATCAGATGAATCTGACAGTCGGTGCTGATGGCGGGGATGCTATCCAGCTTATTGCTGAGTCTGAGTTATCACGATTTGATAAGTCTAAGAACCTGATGTACACCAATGCTAATCAACAGCAAAGGTATGCAGGCGATTTGTTCTTTAGTCATATTCACAAAGTTGAAGGCGCTAAGATTAAATGGGGCGCATCAGAAGGTGGACAAGGCCCAGTAGATAACCCACAGACTCCAGGCGACATCAAAGAACGCCGCGAAATGGCATGATTCAAGTCTTGCAAGCCCTGAATAAGTGGGAAAGAAAAGACTTTGATTACGGTTCAGTAGATTGCTGTCAGTTCGCAGGTTTCATTGTTAAAGAGCTAACAGGCAAAGACTATCTAGCCGATTTCCACTATAATTCTGAGACAGATGCTGAGTCTATTATTAAAGACTTTGGTGATCTGGAAGACACTGCTGCAAGCGTTTTGGGGCCTCCTACAGAGGATATAAAATCTTTAAAGGATGGTAGCCCCGTCATTGTAAAAACGCCTCAAGGCCAAGTGATGGGCGTTAAACTAGGCAATACAGCAGTCTGTTTAGTTCACAAGGGAATGATTAGAATTCCTGAAGAACATATCGCATCAGGTTGGGATTTATGGCACCAGCAGTAGGAATCTTATTAACCAAAATCGGTGCTTTTGCAACGCTTGGCGCAGTAGGCGGCTGGGCGGCTGCGGCGGGTGTATTTAGTCTCGGCGCTGCTGCTATAGGTGCAGCGGTTGTTGTTGCTGGAGCGTTGGCTGCTAAGAAAGTCATGGGCCTCTTTGAAGTAGAAATGCCCAAGATAGACACTGATCGATCACGTCAAGCTACCGTTAAGTCTACTACCGAACCTTATAAGATTATCTATGGTCAGACTCTTGTATCTGGGCCTATTGCATTTGTCGGTACGGCTAATACTGATAACAAAGATCTCTATTATGCCATCGCCTTAGCAGGCCATGAAGTCAATGCTATAACGGATATGCATTTTGATGATGTTGTTATCCAGCAAACCGATATTGGTACATCACCAGATTATAGTGGCAACGTTACAGGCTCTGGGATCTTTGGGCCTAAGAACTCAAAAACGATTGTCAAAATCAACAAGTATCTAGGAACGTCCACACAGACAGAAGATAGTGATCTTGTTGCAGCTTTCACAGGATGGACATCTGCCCACCAAGGCAAGGGAATCGCCTACGTCGTCACCAAATGGACGTTAGACGAAGATTCTCAAGAGACTTGGGATAAATATACCCCACAAAACATCAAGGCTCTGGTTCAAGGAAAGAAGCTCTATGATCCACGGTTAGATTCTACTCAAATTGACATATCTGGATCAGGCACACATAGGGTTTATGATCCATCAACTTGGACATATTCAACTAACCCAGCGCTGTGTTTATTAGATTATTTGATAAACGTAGACATCAAAGACGCAGGAACATTTGTCACTGGCGTTGATTATAAGATTGAGTATGTAGGTGATACAGATTTCACATTGATTGGCGCTGATTCCAATACTGTAGGTCTTAAATTTAAAGCTACTGGCGCTGGGACTGGAACTGGCAAGGCATCAATTCCGCATTATGGCATGGGCATCCCAGCGTCTAAGATTGACTGGCCTGCAGTAGTAACAGCCGCTGATGGTTGTGATGTTTCCGTTCCAGTCCCAGGAGGTTCTGAGTCCAGGTTTACATGTAACGGTGTCCTGTTTGGTACTGATTCTCATAGAACGAATATCAACAAGATCCTAAGTTCAATGAACGGAATGCTTTCCTATGTGAATGGAAAGTATGTCATGCGTGCTGGGATCTACGAAGCACCAGCGATAAGCCTGAATGAAGATGATCTGATCTCTGGATTATCGATTAAAACATCTCTGGAACGTGGTGATCGCTTCAACACGATCAAAGGGGTCTTCATTGATCCTAGTCAAAACTACAAGTCCACTGAATTCCCAGAGGTACAACTAGCGGATGCTGTCACTAGAGACAATGGTGAAGTCTTAGACAAAGAAATTGCGCTAAATATGACGAATTCGTCCTACATGGCGCAGCGGATTTCTAACAAGTTAATCCAGCTTTCCGATCAGCAAAAAATCGTTACTTTCCCCGCGAATCTATCAGCGATGCGTGTTGCTGTCGGGGATAGGGTTCAAGTATCTATTGAGGAATTAAGCTGGTCTAACAAAGTATTCCAGTGTCTAGGATGGACGTTCAGTGAAGAAGGTGGTGTCAATCTTACATTACGCGAAGATTCTTCCACGTCTTACGCAGATCCTGCTGTCGGAGACTACTCTACAATCACTGCTACTGGTGACATTACGCCTGGATTCCGTGGAGTCCCTAGCCCATCTGGTCTAAGCGCTACCGCTGGTCTAAAGAACGTCGAATTGGATTGGGTTAATCCACCCAACAACAAAGACTACGAATCTATCTATGTCTACGCATCACCGAATGGCAACTTCTCATCAGCAGTAAAGATTGGTGAAACGGACGGGACTCAGTTTATTCATGACTTTGCTAACGGCATTGACTCAGTAAGTCCTGGTGATACTCGTTACTATTGGGTCAGAGCAGTTAAGAATTCAAAAAACGCAGTAACTGCTGGGAATTTTATCGTTGGGTCTACATACACAATTGCAACGATTGGAACGACAGACTTCACCGCAATTGGGGCTTCTGCGAATACCGTAGGTTTAAAATTTACGGCAACAGGAGCAGGATCTGGTACTGGTACAGCTACAGATGATTCTGTTGTCTCCAACCTAGAACCAAACGCTGATCCTAATACGACAGTCTTCGCTACAGTAGGAAGAGTAGAATGGTCTGATGTTGCAGGTTCTACCAATGCGCCAGAAGATAACGCTACGGCTGGTGCTACCGTTGGTACTGATCTTTATGACACCGATGGGATTACTGTTCTAGGCGAGACAGACGTTAAGAACTCTATCCTTGCTCAAGATATCCTTCTGGTAGAAGTAGAGGCAGGGGATGTCTTAGATTTAGAGACGGGCGCAGATGTAGACATCCAGAATCTAGGCGATGTTGCGATCTACGTCAGTGATCAGAATGCGATTTTAAATGCATCAATCACGTCTGTTTCAAACAGCTTATCTAGTCTTCAAGATGTCGTTGTCGATCTAACGACTGGTGTAGGTGAAGTCTACGTCCAAGCTACGGCTCCAGTAGCAGGCGTCGGCGGCGTCTCAGATCCTATCCCTGATTTTTCAAGATGGTACGACTCAGACGATAACAATCATCCTTATTATTGGGATGGTAGTGCTTGGCAGGACTTAGAAGATCCCCGTATCGGCCAGAATGAAGCGGATATCACTAATCTGCAATCGTCATTGACTACGACGAATTCAAACGTTACCGCGAATGCTAGTGCGATATCTGTTTTAGATACGACTGTCACTAACCAGGGCAATTCCATCACAAGCATCTCATCGGATGTCACAGCCCTTGAGACTACGGTCAACGATGCATCAACAGGTGTGGTGGCTAATGCGACAGGGTTATCAAATTTAACCACTAGAGTTACAACCGCTGAAGGGACGATTACTTCACAGTCTTCAGACATCACTGAGCTTCAGGCTGATCTAACGACTGCTGAAGGCAATATCACCACAAATGCAGGCGCAATCTCAGGACTAGATACCCGAGTCACTACTGCTGAAGGCAATATCACAGCTAATGCATCAGATATCACCGCACTAGAGACAACGGTTAATGACGCCTCTACAGGCGTGGCTGCGACAGCTTCAGGGCTTTCTGCACTAACTACCCGAGTCGATACGACTGAATCAGATATAGATACCAATTCATCAGCAATCATTACGCTGGATGCGTCATTTACTCAAGATCTTGAGTTCAGGACTAAGGTTAAAGACGAGACAGGTGGACAGCTAACCACTGAGACTGGAACTGACGTTGATCTAAACGTCTTGACTGAATATGTATCAGGCCAATCAGCAGCTACCCAAGCCCTAGACGTTAGGACTACTGCAAACGAAAGCTCTATCACTACTCAGGCAAGCCAGATCACGGCTTTGCAGTCTACGGTGAATGATCCGTCTACTGGGGTTAGTGCGACTGCGACAGGATTGAGTAGTTTGACTACTAGAGTCACTACAGCAGAAGGATCAATAACATCACAAGCGGCAGATATCACAACGTTGCAAACTGACGTTGGCGATAACTCTGCCCTTATTTCAACTCAAGCTGATTCTATTGATGGCATTGAGGCTAACTATACCGTCAAGATTGACAATAACGGGCGCATCGCAGGATTTGGTTTAGCGTCTACACTTCCAACAGATACGACAGATCCTGCATTCAGTGAATTTGTAGTCATTGCTGATCAATTCTCTATCGTTGATCCAGCATCTACTGCGTTAGCACCCATCCAACCGTTCACGGTTACTTCTCAGAAGATCTTCCTTGGAACTGATGTCCAGGTAGACGGTGATCTATTAACCACTGGAACGACGATATCTGACGTTGCGCTTCAGGTAGGTTCTGGGGCTAGTTTCTTCAAGGCTAGTTCTGAAGGGATTCAGCTAGGGAACGAGACATTCGCATCAGCACCGTTTAGAGTCACCGCAGCAGGGGCTTTAACTGCGACTAATGCGACGATAACTGGTGAAATTACAGCTACAAGCCTTACGTTATCTGGAATTAGTATTCCGAAAACAGACTTAGATCCATCTGTTCAAACAAGCCTAGATGGTGCTGATACAGCAATTCAGCCTGGGGATGATATCACATCGGGTACTGCTGGGCCTGTTACCATAACTAGCACATCGCTATACCAAGGAACGGGTAATTTCAATAACGCCGATACGGGGTTTTATTTAGACAATACTGGGCAATTCAGCCTACAGGACAAGCTATCTTTTGACGGAACAGATTTAACAGTTAGCGGTGATGTGACTGCCGCATCGTTTACTCTGTCTTCAGGTGCCACCTTAACTGATACTGATGATCAGATAAGCAATACTAATAATAATGCTTTCTTCAGATATGAAACCACTGCTGGTGGTGATGATGTATCTGCGCCTGATAACACTACATTCAATACCCAATTCGGAAGAGATCCACGGACTAACGATGTTCTAGTAGTAGTCAATACAACGTCTAGCCCTGAAGTATCAACGATGTATGTTTACTCAGGCGGAGCGTGGGTAGAGAAATCAGACTTTTTTACTGGCGATATCATCATTGATGGGACACTAACTGTCACTAAATTGCAAGGTGATGTCACTGAAGTCTATCCGTTGCAAATATATGCAACAGGAGGCGTTTCTGTTCCTTTGTCATTGACTACGTTGGCTGAGTTTTCCATTCCAGCGACAGAGCTTTCATTAACGAAAAGAAACTTTATCCAAGCAAATGTTACCTATTCCGCTAGTATTTCATCAGGAGGAACATCAGATATAACTCCATGGTCAACCAGGATTCAAAGGAAAAGCAAAGGATCATCTAGTACATTGATCGGGACTGTTGTAGCGATTAGTTCAGAAAGTTCTGTAATTCAAAGAATAGAAATAAGCGGAAATGTCACTGGATTAATTGATTCTAGCGGAAGCGTTGATTCTACCAGCGATGGAAGTTCCACAAATGGCCCTGGTTCTGTTTTTGCTGTCTACTATGACAGTGTGTCAAATAGAACAATCATCAAAGTTTCGTCTACTAATCCGATTTTTTCGGTATCAAATAATGTATATCATAATGTAGATAAATTCACATCTGCTGGAACATGGGTAGAAGTTGGATTTACTACTTATTTATCACCATATTTGCCTGCTGATGGAAGCACCAGTTATCAGACACTTCCAATCACCTATGGTCTTGGCCCTACGAATACGGCGACTGATGTCAGAATTTCGGCCCAGAGGAATACTAGCGCATCAAACATAACCATTACATTTCTAAGGGCAACAGGGGTTATTGGTAATTACGCATGATCAAAGTCGGATATAGAACTGAAAACGAGGATGTGTTTCATGAGGATTGCAACACAGCCCCAGAAGCAAATGAATCAATTAGATTATTGAAGGAATCATGTTCAGGAAGGACTGATATACTTTATTTTTGGCTCAGTGCGTTTGATGCAGACACAAATACATATCAGCAATATGGATTTATTGATCGATAGGTTAAAATACAACCAGAGGTGAACTATGGCTAAGATTTCAGAACTTTCAGACGGTGGAAGTTTACAAAGTACAGATTATCTAATTGCTGTCCGTTCTGGCGGTAATGTCAAAGTCCAGGCTAATGGAAATCTTAGCTTGGGCACTGTGACTGCTGATGGGTTGACTGTTGATGGTTCAGTTACGATAAATTCTACTGCTGTTGCGTTAGCAATGAATGAGACAGATACAACTGATCTTAATTCGTTTCTGAGAAGTACCGCAGGTCAATTTAGAATTGATACGCTAAATGATGCAGGTAGTGTTGCAACAAAAAGATTAGCTGTAGACCACGCCACAGGCGACATCAGCTTCTACGAAGACACGGGTACGACTGCAAAGTTCTTCTGGGACGCTTCGGCAGAGTCGCTGGGGATTGGGACTACGAGTCCGTCTAGAGTAGCAGAAATTACATCAGCAACATCAAGCGAAAGCTACTTGAGAATATCAGGTAACTCTGGCAACGTCGAAGACAAAAACTTTGCGGGTATTGAGTTTTACAATACAGACAGTTCTGGTGCAGGGCCAAACGTAGCCGCTTTTATTGAAGCAAGAGCTGAGACTGCTACTGGCGCTGGAGCTGAACTTGTATTTGCTACCTCATTAAGTTCTGACTCAGAAGGTGCTAGAGCTACAGAACGCCTCCGCATCGACTCTAGCGGCAACTTGTTGGTTGGTAAGACTGCAGTAACTCTAAATACTGAAGGTCATGCAATAACGCCAACTTATGCTAGGTTTACTCGTGACTCTGGTAACCCTGTGCAGTTCAACAGAACAACCAATGACGGTGACATTGCGAACTTCTACAAAGACGGCACATTAGTCGGTAGTATTGGTACTGTTAGTTCGGCGTTGTATATATCAAATGATGACACAGGTTTGCAGATTTATGGTGCTGGTTCTACAGACCAGGTTGTTCCTTGTGATGCTACAGGTGCAACTAGAGATAATGCTATCGACTTAGGAAAGTCAACAGGCCGCTTCAAAGACGTCCACGCAGGTGGTCGCGGCTTTTTTAATCTTTATTCATCTGGCATTAATAGCGGCAACATCATGGTTGGTGAAGGCGTCTATGTAGGCGCAGCAAACGGCGACAATCAAATACGTTCCAGTTCAGCGGGAGGTGGTTCAGCAACACTGTACATTGGAAACGCTGCCATTCAAGTGTCCTCTGATCAACGATTGAAGACTAATATCGTTGACACTGAAATGAACGCCACAGAAAAACTTAATCAAGTCCGTGTCGTGGATTTCAACTGGGACGATCCATCTGACACCTCATTCAATAACCGTAATGCTCGTGGCAAGTGGACAGGCGTTTTGGCTCAAGAGCTAGTGGACGTTTTGCCTTTTGCAGTAAACGCACCACGGAACGAAGAAGACCTAAGTATTGACGAAGAAAGCGATCAGAAATGGCTAGTCGATCAAGCGCAGATGGTTCCAGTATTGATCAAAGCTATTCAGGAATTAACTGCACGTATCGCAACACTAGAAGGAGCTAACTAATGGTTACATGGACAATCTCAACGCTTGAACGTGAGCTATCTGACGGTGGCGTTATTGTCGCACACTGGCGAGCTACTGATTCTGAAACCGTAGGCGAAGGTGATGACGCTGTAACCTACTCTGCATCATCATACGGCACTTGCGGGTTTTCACCAGACCCTTCAAGCCCTGACTGGGTAGCCTATGACAGCCTCACGGAAGCTGATTGCCTCCAGTGGTGCTGGGACAACGGTGTGGACAAGGACGCTACTGAGGCATCTCTGGCGGCTAAGATTGAAGCTGACAAGAACCCAACTCAAGGCTCTGGTGTTCCCTGGTGAATGAATTAGAACGCAACCTAGCTCTTGAGGCTCTAGAACGTATCGCTACGCACGAAAAAGAATGCGGTGAGCGATGGGGCGAGGCTGTGGTAGAATTAAAAGAGCTACGCAAAGCAACGGATGCTCACGCAGCACGATGGGAAAGACTAGCTTGGCTAGTTGTCACAACATGCGTTGCCGCTTGTATAGCTATTTATTCAAAATAGGAAATAAATATGCCGACTCTGAGAATTGATGATCGTGACTATGAGATTGATGATCTTCCTGAAGAAACCCGAGCTAAAGTAGGCCGAATGCAAGAGATCAATGCCCAGATCCGATCACTGAACCTTCAGATTAATGAACTGCAAACCGTGTTTCAGGCTTATGTCAACACGGTGAAGGACGAAGTGAATGGAGATCAACGACAACAGCAATCTGACGATCCAGCTGAGGAATCTAGTTAGTTTATTAATTGCGACAGCCGTAGCAGTTGCAGGCTACGCTGAACTCAATTCCCGCATCACTACGCTGGAACACGGGCAGTCTATTCAGGATATGACGATCCGTGAGAATGCGTCATTTGTCCGTGAGTGGCCGTTAGGACTCCGTGGTGCGCTTCCTGACGATCTTATCCAGAATGCTAAGATCATGGCCCTAGAGTCTAAGCAGGCCGAGATAGCCCGTTTACAGGATCGGATGAACCAGCTTCAGATTGACATCAATAAAGTCTCTGGAGTCAACGAGACACATTCTGAAAAGCTGTCTACGTTATTTGATATCTGGAATTCGCAGGTGGTGGACAAGTAATGGAATACATTGAGCTTATATCCGCTGTCTGGCCTATATTTCTTGGGTTTATTGTATTAGTCCTGTCAATCGGAAAACTGATGTCCAGAATGGACGTGGTTGAAGAAAAGATTAGGACGTTGTTTGATTTGTTTAACCGTAGATAAGGAGAACGTTATGGGAATTTTTTCATACCTAGAGATGGTGCCTGTGATCATCGCAGCAGCATCTAGCCTCGCTGCAATCACGCCTACACCGAAGGACGACGAGATGGTATCCAAGATCGGCAAGGCTTGGGCCAAAGTCTATAAGGTGATTGATATCTTAGCTCTGAATATCTTTAAGGCTAAAGATAAGTGAACAACCTGCGGGAAATGCTGAAAAGGCATGAAGGCGTTAAGTCTCATGCCTATACCTGTAGTGCGGGAAAGATCACCGTCGGGGTCGGTAGAAACATCGATCAAGATGGTGGCTTGGGATTAAGTGATGATGAAATCGACTATCTTTTGGATAACGACATCATCCGATGCATCAAAGAGCTTAACTCTGTTTTCCCTTGGTTTAATAGCCTTGACAATGTTCGCAGCGATGCTGTCGTTGATATTTGTTTTAATCTCGGTCTTCCAAGGCTTATGTTATTCCGTAATGCACTGGCTGCAATGAAAGAAGGCGACTATGAGACAGCCGCTGACGAATTCTATGACTCTAAGTGGGCCAAACAAGTAGGCAACAGGGCTATTGAGATCTGCGAGATGATTCGCAGCGGTACATATAAGAAGGCCCCGAACGGCTAGGGGAAGGATACCGAACGGGGCCAGGAGCAATCCGAGCAGTATATCATTGTTCAAGGGGTTGCATGGTAAACTATTTCTGCTACAATGTCCGAGGTTTAGTTGACAGGAGCAAGAAATATGAACCAATCGGAGCAAGTAAACGAGCTATTCGCTGCAATGGCGAAGGCTCAGGCTGAGATAAAGAATCCAGCCAAGAACACGAAGAATACCTTCTTCAAAAACGAGTACGCTGATCTAACATCAGTTCTAAATGCCATTCGTCCAGTTGCATCATCCCATGGTTTAAGTTTCATCCAGTCCGTGGATATGATCGATGAACGCGTGACGGTACAGTCTCAGATATCCCACGGTTCTGGTCAGTGGATTCGTTGTAGTGCGATGGTTCCGCTATCGGATAACGTCAAGAACGTTCCCCAAGACATCGGGATCATCTCTACCTACATTCGTAGATACCAGGCTCAGGCGATGTGGGGCATCAATGCTGAAGATGACAATGATGCTCAGACTTTGACGGATAACTCTATTGGGATTGAGAACATCTCAGAGAAGAAAGTAGCGCACATCGATGCGTTACTAGACTCTACAAAGTCTAACCGTCAAGCGTTTCTCAAAGTCTATGGCGTTGAGAAGATTGAAAACCTAACCGACAGTCAGTACGACAAGGCAGTCAAGCAGCTTCAGCAGAAGAAAAGGGGACAGTAATGAGACGACGCTTTTTAGATTGGGGATTCTTCATTGAGTCAAAAGACTTCATCCGTAAACCTGACTTCCAGCGGATGTATCGATGAAGATCCACAACGTTGAGCAAGGGACGCCTGAGTGGTTCAGGCTCCGCTTGGGTAAGCCTTCAGCATCCAGGTTCAAAGATTGCGTCACGGGTACTGGTAAGCTTTCCAGCAGTGTAGAGAAGTACATGCACGAGCTTTTAGCCGAAAGACTATCGATGAAACGGTTTGAAGGCTTTGATACTTTCCACATGAAGCGTGGCCGTGAACTAGAGCCTCAAGCGGCTGATGTCTTTACCTTTCAGACAGATTTACCCTGCCGAGAAGTCGGGTTTGTAACTGACGACAAGGAAGCCGTCGGTTGCAGTCCTGATCGGTTAGTCGGTGACATAGGGCTAGAGATTAAATGCCCGATGCATACGACTCAGGTGAAGTATCTGATTGATTACCACAAAGAAGGCATCATGCCGCCAGAGTATTATGCCCAAGTCCAGGGAACAATGTGGATCATGGATTTACCAGAGTATTGGTTTATGTCCTACCATCCAGATCTACCTAATCTGATCATGAAAGTCTCACGGGACGATAAGTATATCGCTGGTCTTCAAGCGGCGATTGAGAAACTACTTGAAGATCTAGAAACTAACTTTCAACTCATAGGAGTCTAAAATGCAATATGACAATCGGGGAAAAGTAAGCCTGTGGAAGAACGACAAAGGCGGCGATAAGCAGCCAGTCGTCACAGGTAAGGTCGTTGCCCATCGGGATATCAAGGAAGGGGAAACCCTGGATATCGCCTTGTGGAAGCGCGAAGACGCGTCTGGGAACCAACCAGTGATGACTGGTAAAATCTCAGATGCATACAAAAAGGATGATGGTGATGACCTACCGTTTTAACTTCGGGAAGGCTTTACGAGTCATTCAAGCGTCCAAAGGGGTCAGTTCAGTTGAACTGGCCCGACGCCTTGGTCTGACAAAGCAGCAAATATCACATTGGAGGTATAGGGAAGATGCCAAATTATCGCTGGTTGCTAAAATCTGCAATTGTCTTGATGTTAAAGTCTCTGAATTCATGGAAATTGCGACTGAAGAAATTCTTTAAGCAATTGTGGCTAGAGGTTAAGTGGTTCGTCGAAGACGTGATAGCGGAGATCAAGAGATGAACGGCATCTTCTGGATGATCAGAAATCGGAAGGATATCGATCAAGTCTTGAAGTTCTTCAAGAAATTTCTTGATGACTGGGATTACTCACGTCCGATAGCTTGGAAGATTGAGCCTTACTCTGCGACTAGAAGTCTGAGTCAGAATGCTTTGTTTCATATGTGGTGCGGGGAAATGGCAGATCACTTCTCAAGTAAAATCGACATCACGCCAGAGAAGATGAAACTACTGATGAAGAACGAGTTTCTAGGGACGGAAGATGTTTTCGTCGGTAAGACGGAGATCAAGCATCAACTCAGGTCCACGTCGAGCCTCACTAAAGGCGAGATGCATGAGTTCATGGAGCAAGTCTTCCACTGGGGATTAGATCACGGGGTTACTTTAACTAACCCAAAGAATTCGGAGTTTGCGCGTGCCAGAAACGCTGCGATCTAAAGCCCTAAGACTTTTCCAGTTAAAACGAAGACTGGAAGAATGTGACGATCATGGATTCGGGGCTTGCGTTACTTGCGGGAAAGTCGGGCATTACACAAAAATGCATGGTGGGCACTTCATCCCTAAAGGGAAGAGCTCATTTCATGCGTTCAATCCTAACAATGTTCATCTTCAATGCCCAGGATGTAATTTATACGGCATGAAGCATGGACTCGCAGCGCAGAATTACACTGTCTTTATGATTGAAGCGTACGGAAAAACGTACGTTGATCAAATGTTGGATACAGCCAACAAACCGCATAAACTCTATGCCGCTGATTATAGGGAAATGATCAAAGAGTTTAATGCCGAAATTAAACAACTCAAAGGAAAGCTGTTTTGATTGCCAGGATCAAGCGGTTCATGCACATCACGTCGTTCCTCGCAGTCTCGGTGGGACTAAGACTGTTTTTCTATGTGCTGACTGTCATGGCAAGGTCCACAACCGAAACTTCATCGACTCAAGCGCGCTGGTCAAAAATGCCTTGGCGAAACGTAGGAAAAAAGGTTTCTGGCATGGCGTTGCGCCATATGGCTATGAGTTGGAAAGCGGAAAACTCAAAAGGAAACCAAGCGAATACAAAGTCTTAAAACTGATTATAAGTTTAGACGATAAGGGGATGAACAATGGAAAAATACGAGATGAACTCAACCGACGAGGCCTGGCAAAACGGAATGGTAAAGTTTGGGACACAAGATCAGTCTGGCAAACAATCAAAAAGTATCGACACCGCCAGCGAGAAGGATTGGAATCTAATTAACAAGCCACCACACTATAACAAAGGTGGCATAGAGGCGATTGATTACATCAAACAACAGTTAGGATCTGGCTTTAAGGGCTACCTGGAAGGGAACGTCTTAAAGTACATTCACCGTCACAAATACAAGAACAACCCAAAGCAGGATCTTGAAAAGGCTAAATGGTATCTGGAACGGTTGATTCAAGAGATAGAGTAGAGTATATTGAATGTGTCGGCGGGATTGGCAGTCCCTGAAGGCCGATTTGAGAAAGGTATGAAAGACAACCGTGCGCAAACCGACACGGTATCTATTATACCCCGCCCAAATCTAACCCTTCAAGACTATTTGACAAGTTATGACAAGTCATGACAAGTCATACATAGTCAAAACTAGTCAACCCGTCGCTCGTTTCGCCTGGCTTAATCGTGCCAGCAAGTAGTCAAAATGACTAGATACGAACATAGCGATAATCCGTGAGCACGTTGTAGGACTGACCACTTGTCCCGATTCACGTCCTTGAATTGCAGCAGGCCCCGAGCGGGGTATGGTAGGAGTTGCGTCCTACTAGGAAAGGGAAACCACATGAGTACCGGATCTTAGGATCTAGAGACGCATGGGCTAAGTCATCTAGCGAATGATACGCCTGTCTCTTGCAACAGGGAAAAAGTGGAGCTGTGCCTAAAATAAACGGAGCAAGGAAAACAAAATATGCAATGTCAATGTGGTGGGGAAATCAACAAAGAACAAAGAATAGTCAAAACATCAGCCAAAGCCAGAGAATGGTCATTTGGGAAAGTCACTGACGGCCCAATCGATCTGCATCATTTCCGATGCGAAAGCTGCACCAGGGAAGGCAGGATCATTTACTCATTAAGCGGCGCGGAATTGTTTAGGGCTGGGATTTAAATAAGGGATAAAAATGGAATATCACGAATTAGCAAACATATTTCCAATGATGTCTGAATCTGAGATTCAAGAGCTAGGAAATGACATCAAACAAAACGGACAACAAGAAAGCATTATCGTCTATCAGGAAAAAATTCTTGATGGACGAAACAGGTTCCAAGCATGTCAAGTAGCAGAAGTTTTACCGATCTACGAAGAGTATAAAGGAGATGATCCTTTAAGTTTTGTTATTAGCCTCAACCTGAAGAGAAGGCATTTAAGCGAAAGCCAGAAAGCGATGGTTGCTCAGTCGATTGCTAATTTAGAGGTGGGTAAAAAGACTGCAAATTTGCAGTCTTCCGTAACCATTGACGCTGCCGCTGCAATGATGAACGTGTCCCCAAGAAGCACAGCAACGGCCCGCCAGGTAGCGAAAGAAGGCGAGCCTGAGCTAAAGCAGGCGGTTGAGTCTGGCAAGGTGTCCGTTAGTGCTGCCAAGAATCTTTTGGCACTGTCTCCAGAAGAACAAAAGTATGTAGCCAGTCTCAGCGAATCAGAAATACGCCAAGAAGTCAAAAAAATTAGAGGAACTCAAGGTACAGGGCAGAATGAATGGTACACACCGAAGGAATATATAGAAGCAGCTAAAGAAGTCTTGGATGTAATTGATTTAGATCCTGCATCTTCAGAAATTGCGAACATTACGGTTAAAGCTAAAAAGTTCTACTCCATCGATGATGATGGTTTATCAAGGGATTGGCAGGGACGAGTATGGTTGAACCCACCATATTCACAGCCGCAGATTGGGCAATTCATAGAAAAGCTAATTGAAGAAATAAAAAGTCAGAATGTTCCAGAGGCTATTCTGTTGACTCATAATTATACTGACACAAAGTGGTTCCATGCTGCTCAAAGCCGATGTGCCGCGATTTGTTTTACCAAAGGTAGGATTGGGTTTCTAAGCCCAGAGGGACAGAAAGCAGCGCCCACACAAGGCCAAGCTATTTTTTATTTTGGCAATGATGTTCATAAATTCAGCAAGCGTTTTGAGTCGTTTGGCTTTGTCATGGTTCCCCATGTCATTTGAACAATCATTGAGTTTCGGGAAAGTTGCTGAAAGCGCCATATCAAAGTGGTTGCAGGCTCGGGGTAATTATGTGTTGCCTGTTTATGAAATAGAAAAGAGCGAGTATGCAGGGCCAGCATTGTTCATAAACGAAAAGCCATTGATTGCGCCTGATATGTTGTGCATCAAACCAGATTCTAATATTTGTTTTATAGAGTCGAAAAACAAAGAGGCGTTCACTTGGCATCGCAACACGCAAAGGTGGACAACTGGGATAGATTTGAAGCACTACCAAGACTACATATTTTTGTCGCAGAAAACGAAAATCCCGATCTATTTATTTTTTAATCATAGAGGAGGCGCTGCGAAAGATTCAGATAAAAGTGAGTCTGGATTATTTTTTAACGATTTAGAGTTTTTGAAAAATAATGAAAACCACCGTTGCAAACCAAAAGATCATTGTAATAGTGGCATGGTTTTTTGGAGCAAAGAAAATCTGAAGAGAATAGGGGATGCATTGTGCTGAGGCCACATCAAGAACGAGCAATTAACCAATTAAGACATTCAATCAAAAAGGGGAACAAGAGAATCGTCCTAGCCGCACCATGCAGTTTTGGCAAGACGATAACAGCGGTTGAGATACTCATTAACGTTGTGAAGAACGGCAAGAAGGGCATCTTCATCTGCGACAGAATCAAGCTAGTCCAGCAATCTCTGGAAGCATTCGACAGGGCGGGCATAAGAGTCGGGGTGATGCAGGGCGATCACTGGCGCACAGATCCCAATGCAGACATTCAGATCGCGTCCATACAGACGTTATCGAGAAGACGATACCAACCGATCTTTCACGTTGCCATCGTGGATGAATGCCATACGCACTATAAGCATTTAACGGAATTAATGGAGAAGAACTCTAAAGTCATCTTCATTGGGTTAAGTGCTACACCTTATTCCAAAGGATTGGGCAAGCACTACCAAGACTTGATAGTTCCTATCACGACTGAACAGCTTCTTGATAAAGACTACTTGTGTCCCGTTAGGTATTACGGCGGGAATCACGTTGACTTGTCTAAAGTCAAGACTAAAAGACTGCCTACGGGTGGCGTAGACTATGATCCTAAGAGCTTAGCTCAAGTCACGGAAGAGTCAGATCTAGTCGGAGACATTGTTGAGAACTTCAAAAGGTTCGGTAAGGGGCAAACGATCGCTTTCAGTCCAAGCATCAAAACGTCGAAAAAGCTGGTGGAGATGTTCGAGAAACAGGGAATCTCAGCAGTCCACATCGACGGTTACATGGACGATGAAGAACGACAAATAATCTATGAAAGCCACGATGAAGGTGATTTTCAAGTCTTGAGTTGTTCGCAGCTTCTCAATACAGGATATGACGCGCCCAAAGTCCAGACTCTAATCGATTTAAAGCCTACCAAAAGCCTGATCTCGTTCGTTCAAAGAGCAGGACGTATCATGCGAATTCATCCGAATAAGACAGAGGCGGTTTACCTGGATCACGCGGGTAACGTCCAATGGCATGGCTTTCCTGAATCGATTGTTCCCGAAAGCCTCGACACTGGGGACAAGACTTACAATGAGCGAGAACTGACTAAAGAGAAAAAAGAATCAGAATTATCGGTATGTCCACGATGTTTCCAGCATTTCGTTGTAAAGTGTGTCTGTGGGTTTGAACGTCCACCAAAAGAAATATTGAAGTCAGACGATCAGATCCTAAAGGAGCTTAAAAAAGCCAATAGAGAAACGTCCAAAGAAGACAAGGCTCGCTGGCTAGGTGAATTTCAGTTTTACGCAAAGAAGAAAGGCTACAAGCCAGGATGGGCTTCTTGGGCTTACAGAAGTAAATTCGGAGTATGGCCTAACGCTGTGACTCCTCAGCCTAGCATTCATTTGTCGAACGAAGTTCAAAGTTTTGTTAAACATCTACAAATCAAAAGGGTAAAAAGTGTTAGCAGACATACTTCCTCATTTAAACGGAGTCACTAAGAAAGGCAAAAAATTATGGGCAATATGCCCAGCGCATCCAGACAAAAACCCAAGTTTGTCAATAACCGAGCAAGATGATCGGGTACTGATGCACTGCTTCGGATGTCAGGCAAACGGGATTGAGATTATGAAAGCCCTGCGGCTATCCCCTAGCTTACTTTTCCGCGATCCCAGGAAGAATGAGATCCCAATTAAGGTATTGGAACAGGCCCAAGAAGATTACTTCTTTATTGATATTTTTGAGCAAGAAAAGGCCAAAGGAACACGAATTACCTACAACGATTTCAAAAGATACCGTTTAGCTAAGGAGCGAGTTAAGTTATTAAAGGTGTCTTAGTTATTCCAAAACGGTCTATCCCATAGTAAACAAAAACGTTTATAGTAGGAGAAAACAGGGGATGAGCATGAAACCAACTAAAACCGAATTGTTGTTAGCGTGGATGACGTTAGTTAAGGTCTTGGATCATTACGATTCCAAGCAAGTCGATGAATGCGATCAGCAGATGATCCGTTCAATTCTTAAACTTTTAAACGAGCTACAGGATAAAGAAAAGTGAAAATAGTCAGGGGAATCTATCGCAAGCCAAACGAAGAGCTTGAAAGAATCGTTTATGCACACACTACGAATAGAGTCTTGAACCAAATTAAGATGAAGTGTGGCATCGAATCCCATCAGCGCCACTGGAAAAGGGACGTAAATTTGAGGCTGGATCTATTGCATTTTGAAGCTAACTATAAAGGCATTATCAAAGCCCTGAAGCAAGGCTTAACGGACGGGCTAGACTATGCCGAGTAACTATCCTGATGACATGCCGTTCTGGGACAAGTTCTTTGACAGGTTTGAGCCTGTTTGTCCTGTTTGCGAAGGTGAAATAATAAAGCACGAATCCCCACCGCAAGCATCCTGCATAACATGCGATTGGTGCGTTGATTTAGTTGATCCGAACACGATAGCCCGATGAAAAGACTTTATCTGATAGGATCGATCAACGGCTTTTTGATTTTTTGTCTTTTAATGATCATCTCGCTTCCGCTATTATTCTTACTTTATTGGACAGCTAAAAAGTCCATTGACTTATGGTGGGCCTATGACAAATATAACTCACATCCACCGCAACCAACTGGCCGAATCATTGCGGAGTTTGGCGAGGATGGCAGACGAAGGGAAGATAACGTTCATTGAAGGGCTTGTTCAGCAGGATGATGGGGATTTTGTTGAATGGAAATTGATCAAAGAAGGCGATAAATCATTTGATCAAGCACATTTAATTACGCAGTTGGGCTATCACGATCTTATCAAGCAGTCCATCATTGAGGACTTATTGGAGTTGATCATTGAAGATTGATATTAGGGCTGATATCAAATCAGCTACCAAAGGTTTGAGTAGAGTTCAGAAGAAACAGATCCCATTTGCTACGTCTCAGACACTAAATCAGTTAGCCAAAGAATTGACCAAGGGCAAAGGCGGTCGTGGGATAGGTATCATCGGTAAAGCTACTACCAAAACATTCAGGAAAAAATCTGGCTCAACAGGTTCCACCAAATTCACGCAACGGAACTTTTTCTTCGACAAATCAACCAAACGTGAACTGACGGCTTACGTGTTCTGGGACGAAAGAAACGCAGACTACATGAAGTTCCAGGTAGCAGGCGGTACACGGTTCCCTAAACAAAAGTCTGTGCTAGTCCCAACAAGCCATAGCCGGAAATATTTAGACGCTTACGGTAACTTTAAGCCAGGCGTGCTAGATGAATGGTTCGGAGGCACTAATCCCAAATACTTCAAAGGTGTACCCAAAGGGGCCAAGCGCCAGTCGGAAGGTATCTGGGAACGCTATGGAAGACGGACCAAGAAGGGCGGTCAGAAAATACGAATGGTTGCAGCATTCAAGGGCAATGCTCAATATCAACCACTGTTCCCGTTCGGCAAGATCACAAAGGATTATGTATTCAGCCAGGACAACGGGTTTGCGAGAAAGTTCAGATCAAACTTAGATAAGGCGCTGAAGAAAGCTAAATAGCTTAGTTGACACGATCATTAAAAGTAAACGATAATCGTTACATCATAAGGAGCAAGTGATGAACAGATTAACCAAGATTGTAATAGGTATCGCGTTAGTAACAGGGCTGGCTATGGTCGGCACTGATGACTATGACCACGCAGTACAGCAAGCTGACACGTACACGTACAACGTCTGTAACGGCTATCATCCTGACTATGCCAACCGAAGGCCATCATGCGACTAAAACGCCTCAGAACGCCTCTGCGGGCGTCTCGTAGGTACTTTATAGACCTTTCGGTATGGGTCATTCGCCAC